AACTTCACGCGTTCCATGTAGGCAAGGCCGTCGATGTTCGTGAGCAAGAACCAAGCATAAGACGAGGTCAAGAAGTCGTTGACCATGTAGCCTTCAGGCAACCCACCGGCAGTGGTCATGATCGCGTTAACATCATTATCTGCTGTGCCTGGGCGGAGTTCCGTCTTCAAAAGACGAATAGCAACCGGCTCAAGAGCAGGTGGGATAATGAGCTTGCGACCGCGAGCAAACACCTTCAGGCCAGCCTGATCGCGGAAGTTCGTGCGGATTGCGATCATCGCATTCAGCAACGAGGCTTCGTTGAGGTCAATCTGGGTTGTTGGCGTGTTTGCAACCGAACCACCGTCAATCGGATGCGAGGTGGAGCAGAGAGCAACACCGTCACCGCCGACTGCAGCATTGTAGGTCTGCGCCGTGTTCAGGATGTTCGCGCCATAGATTTCCTTGGTCTGCTGGAATGATTCCACCAAGCCGAGGTTGGAAGGCGTGAACTGGGTCTTGTAGAGGTTGTCGTCGATTGCCTTGCGGGTAATCGCGTAACCGAGAGCGATTTCAGTGTGCTCTTGGTTGTACACGAAACGCTCACCAGCGCCCGAGTCAAAGGAGGTCTGGCCGCCTTCGGTCTTGAGCTGGGCGAGGCCGAGGTAACGCATTTCAGCGGTACGCTCAAGAGCCATCTTTGAGTCGTGCTTCGTGAAGATTTTGTCGTACTGAGACGGAATCTGCTCGTACTTGCCTTCAACACCACGGAGTCCGGGGAGGAGAAGGTCTTTGATCTGTGAGAGATTAACAGCCATTGTTCCTTACTCCTCTTACGAGATGCCGGTCGGGCCAGCACCGTTCGTGCGCCAGACTTCGTTGTTGAAGCCGACAACAAGATTGCAGTACTGCGTTGTGGGATCGCCGCCGTTGCCGAACGAAACGGCGTAGTCGACGATAATGAAGGGGTCTGTGACAGTCGTGTTGACAGCATTGACATAAGCCGTCGAGCGGCCTGTGGCATTGTTGCCGCCGTTGGAGTTACCCGAGGTAGCGCCAGTGGTGGAGTAGGCGAACGTAGCATACTGGCCTTGGACGCCAGAGGTCTGCGACGATGCCGTACCAGTGACAGGGAAGGCGGAACCAGAAGACTGCACGATGAAACGAGCATTCGGATCATCAATGACGTATGCCGTCACGTCGCCGGTTGCATCGGAGCCGGGCCAGTAGCTGGACCAGACAACGCGCTTCTGAGACGTGGACAGATATTTACAGCCAACAAAGATACCGGCGAGGACGGTCGAGCCGCCAGCCGTAGCTTGGGTGATATAACCGGTTGCGGAGCCGGTAACAGGCGATACAGGGTCGCCAGTGAAGATTGGCGTCGTGTTTCCAGACGCAATCAAGCGGGGGGATTGTGCGAACGTCGGAGCGCCGCCTGCACCGCCCTGAAACTGCAAGAAACCGCTGGGCGCAAACGTATTGGCCATGACGGGATTCTCCTTTCAGAGAGTTCCATCATCGAACACCGGGGCGACTAAGAAACGGGAATTGTTAAAATCTCCCACGCCGGGGGGAGAACGAGAATCGCACTATTGCATAGTTTGATAGAAAAGAAAAGGGGGCCGAAGCCCCCTTTTCCCGTCCTAGCAGACGACTTACTGTTCAGGAACAAAGAAATTGTGGTCCTTGGACACTTTTGGCCGCACTTGGGCGTCCTCGCGGCTGATAATACCGCCACGGCCCTTCGGATCGAGCTGGCCTTCTTTGGTCCGCACCTGATTCCGCGCGTTCTGAAGGTCTTTGGCCTGCCGTTCTTGCGTGATCACCATCGGGCGCTCGCAAAGGATCATGCCTTCGCGCTCAATTGAGCCGACATGCCCCTTTGGCATCATCTCGGGGTGCCGTTTTGACTCAACCGGCTCCCAACCGCCCATAGAAATGCGGTTATAGTGGGATGGGTCTTCCCAACCGTTCACCGATTTCATCTTCCACTCGTATGACCAGCCTTCTGGCGGCTTGGGCGTGGCAAATTTGTCAACACCCTCGTCAAGGTTGGCATTATTGTGGTTCCGCAGCTCGGCAATACGCTTTGCAAGGCGGTCGTCTTCTACTTCTGGGCGCATTTCGGGGCGCAAACCCATACGATCTGTCGTCTTCATGTTCAATTTTCCTTAATTAACCGGCCAATTTGCCTTCTTTAATCAACGCCATTTTGTTTGCGGCGTATTCTTTTGGCGTCAGGCCCATATCGCGAGCCGCTTCTTGCTCGGCGCGTGACAAGGTGACGACGTTTGACCGACCGCCAGTGCCTGTGCCCGAACGAGACACCGGTGCTGCGGGCGGGGCAGCGGCGCGACGGCCCGCTGTCGATGAGGATGCTTCAGACAATGCTGACTCCTGCTGCTGTGATTCAGCGCGAGGGCTGATCCGAAGACGATCTTCAACGTATTTGAAGTATTCTGGGGTGTCCGCCACAAGGCCATCGTCCAAAGCGTCCTCATGGGCGCGGCCCATGCGGCGTGTAAGGACAGGATCGCGAGCATATTCAGGGTGAGCCCTGACCCATGCAGCCGATTGTGGCGTCAAACGGGCCGCCAGAGCCTCAACAGGATCAGAAGGCTGCGTTTTGACAGTCGCCTCATACTGTTGTTTGCCCGCAATCAGCTTCTCGTGATCCATCTGGGTCTTCTGGATCGACATCAGGATTTCAGCCTGAGCGTCCGCGTCCCCAGCGGCCACCGCATCGCGGAGATTCTGTCTCAAAATCTCTTGATTGCGCTTCACCGTTTCAATTGCGTTGTCGATCATCCGCATATTGCTGTCAGCGGCGTCGGTTTTGGCCGCCGTCGCTTGCTCATATGCTTCTTTAGCACGGCGTTCCGCATCTTCGCGGGCGCGGCGCTCTTCCTCAAGTTTTGCCTTGAGCTCGTTGATGCCATCTTCAACAGAAAGTTGAGGTTTTTCCTCAATTTTGATGTCTTCCGGCGCTTCAACGATTTGGATTTCGTCCTCGTTAGGTTCCAATTCTAACTGGATTTGATCTTCATCTGCCATGTTATATCCTTTACCAAACAATATCAGGTGATTTGACGCGACCGCGAACGGCTACGTCATCAAGGATGCGGCAACGCTTGCTGTTGATGTCGATTGCCCACCCATCAGAGGGCCGGAAAACCACCCAGTCACCGACCTTGATCTTCATATTCTTGAACCATTTGCCCGTCTCGTCGACAAAAGCATCCGGCCCCATCTTCAATACCAAGCCGACTTTGCCTTGGTATTTGTCTTCGTCGATTGTCTTGTCGGTCAGAATGATGCCCGAGGCGGTTTTCTGAGGACGAATATAGACGCCGACCAAGATTTGGTTGTTGAAGATTTCAACTTCCTTGATGTCACCAATCTCGTCCAAGATTTCCTTCTTGGGATCGACGGCATGTTTCATTTTCATAGGAGGCATTAGCGTTTCTCCGCGTTGGTTTGAGCTACTTCCATGAGTTCCAGAGCGATACGCAGGCCGGAGATCGTTCCGATGCTGCGTTGATAGTCTGCATAGTCATGTGCCGAACCGCCTGCGAGGTTATCGCGAATGCGCTCATACTCCTGTTCAATCAATTTACGCAGTTCTGCTGCGTATTTAGACGCTGTTGTTAACATTGTGCCCTCTTTAACCCCTTGAATTGATGGTCAGACCGGACGCCCCAAGGGGCTGGAAAGGCGTCCGGCCTTCCTCTCATCTGGGCGAGGGGAGAGCTCGCCCAGAGAAATTGTTACCGGCCCTTCAGACCGTAAGCCTTGATCTTCTCAAGCCGCGCTTCACCGCCGCCCGATCCCGAATCAATCGGATAACCGGTGCGGCCACCCGACTTGCGAGGCATTGGCATGCCGCCCTGCGGAGGCATTTGCGGTGGCATCTGCGGAGGCATGCCGCCACCCATTGCCGGAGAAGGCATCGGGACGCCAGCAGGAGGACGAGGAGGCATCACAGGAGCGTTTGGCATCGGCTGTTGCTGGCCGTGCCCTGCCCCAATGATGATATTTACCTTCGTCTTGCCCTTCGTGCGGCCACCCTTGGCATGCGCCGAACGACCGCCGGTTGCGCCAGGCACTTTCTTTTTGCTGTCGCCGGAGAACACGTTCCCGCCGCGAGCATAGTTGTCCATGTCTGGGCCATCATTGCGGCCTTCTGCCATTGCCTTCTGGCGCTCTGGTGCCATTTGGCCGGTGCGGCGGCTCTTCAAATATTCGCCGTGCTTCCGACCCAAATCACCCACTTCGTCCAGCATGATTTGCGAGAACGATTTGCCTGGGTTTGCGGCCTTTTTAGCGGCGATTTCTTTGGCAGTTTCCTCGCGCCGCTTCATCCAATTGGCGTGAGAATCATGGTCATCAGACATGCCGCCCATGGCCTTTTGCGACCGAAGGGCCTTCGGCTTCACCATCTTCTTGATGAGCTTCTTGTCCTCGGCCTCGTCAGGATGGCGGCTGGCCTTGCCACCCTTCTTGTAGCCTTCTGGGTTCTGGTTCACGTAACCTTCGCCAGATTGATAAGCAGGCTGTTTAGGAGGGTTGTTTGGGTTTTTGGCCGCCGGACGATATGGATACGGATTGTAATCCTTGTCGCCCTTGCGCGGAGGAACCGGAACCGGACCGCCGTCATAGCGATGAACCTTGCCGCCGTGCTTCCGCATACCGGCTGCCTTGCCCATCTGCTCGGATTGTGCCGACACAGGGTTTTGGCCAACGCCGCCGCTGAATTTATGAGCACGACCGCCTGACTTTTTGCCATTAGGTTTTGGCAAACTGTTCATTAAATTGTGCCGACCGTTAACAATATGTTCAGGAGCTTTTTTTCCTTCTTTTTCAAAAGAAGAAATTTTATTGCTCATTGAATTGTATGCGTCAGCAAATTCCGGGGTGGCGATAGCGCCATTCCACATGCGTTCTCCAGCTTTTACTTTGCCGCCTTCAGCACGGCGCACCTTGCCGCCCTTTTCACCGCCAGATGCGTGTTTAATACGACCACCTTTTTTATACCCTTGCTGTTCTAAAGCAGTGGTTAAATTACGGTCAGCATTACGCATTGCATCAAAATCTGATGATTTTGTTGATTGAACAGCAGGTTTATTACCTTCTTTATAAAACTTTGAAGAAGCCGCACCAACGCGTTGCGCTTCAGTAGCGCCACCATCAGCTTTATGCGTTTT